GAAGAATATAATCCAAGCTGGGCAGCGAGCAGTTGAGGAGTTAATCAAAGTAGCTAAAGAAGCTATTGTTGATTCAGATGATGATATATCAGCTGACAGACTTAAAAACGCCGCAGCCACTAAAAAGCTAGCTATATTCGATGCCTTTGAAATACTTAGTCGCATTGAAGAAGAAGAGAACTTATTAAACGATAAACCAAAAGAAGTTAAAGAAGAAAGAACTTTTAGAGGTTTTGCCGAAGGTAGATCTAAGAAGTAATGTACGAACAAACATTATATAAAGTATTAAAAGATCACGTAAAACCTAAAGTTTTAAATCGTATGAACCGTTATAAAAAATGGGAGTATGGATATAACAAAGAGCATGATATTATTGTTATAAGTAGAGACGGTATAATAGGTGATATATACGAAATACAAAACTTAAAAATAGCTTTACCTAAAGCTAAAAAAATACATAAGTTTGAAACTAATAAATGGGAGTATACGGAATACCCTAAAGTATTAAAAAAAATAAAGTCTGTATTTGATTGGGAAGAATATCCGTTAGACTTTAAGGAAAAATGGTATGATTACATCGATAATGAGTTCGTCCGCAGGGAAGAAGGCTTTTGGTTCTATAATAAGAATGTGGCTACTTACATTACTGGTACTCACTATATGTACTTGCAGTGGTCCAAGATTGATGTTGGGCAACCAGATTTTAGGGAATCAAACAGATTATTCTACATATTCTGGGAAGCTTGTAAGGCCGATCATAGGTCATATGGAATGTGCTACCTTAAGAATAGACGATCTGGATTCTCATTTATGGCGTCCGGGGAGTGCGTTAATATGGCAACCATATCAAGCGACTCTAGGTTTGGAATATTATCTAAATCTGGACCTGATGCGAAGAAGATGTTTACAGACAAGGTGGTACCGATATCGGTTAATTACCCCTTCTTTTTCAAACCAATTCAGGACGGAATGGACCGTCCAAAGACAGAACTTGCGTACAGGGTACCCGCGACGAAATACACGCGTAAGAAGCTCGAGACCAACGAAACGCTACGTGAACTCGACGGTCTTGACACCACGATCGACTGGAAAAATACGGGCGACAACTCGTATGACGGTGAGAAGCTCAAACTCCTCGTCCACGATGAGAGCGGCAAGTGGGAACGCCCGACGAACATCCTCAACAACTGGAGGGTCACGAAAACCTGCTTACGATTAGGTAGTAGAATTATAGGTAAGTGTATGATGGGTTCAACTAGTAACTCATTAGACAAAGGTGGTGATAACTTTAAAAAACTATATAATGACTCAGATGTTACACAACGAAACGCGAATGGACAAACTCGTTCTGGATTATATAGCTTGTTCATACCTATGGAATGGAACTACGAAGGATACATTGATTCTTATGGCTTACCTGTCTTCGATACACCAGACAAACCTGTTGAAGGACCACAAGGTGAAATTATAGATTTAGGTGTAATAGAATATTGGGATAACGAAGTTGAAGGTCTTAAAAAAGACCAAGATGCTTTAAATGAGTTTTATAGACAATTTCCAAGAACTACCAAGCACGCTTTTAGAGATGAGTCAAAAGAATCTTTATTTAATCTAACTAAGATTTATGAGCAAATAGATTTTAATGAAGATCTTAAAAATTCTATAAATATTACTAAAGGTAATTTCATGTGGCAAGATGGCGTACAAGACAGTCAAGTTTTGTTTATGCCAAATAACAATGGTAGATTTTTAATAACATGGGTTCCACCTGTTAATATGCAAAACGCCGTAATAACTAAAGGAGGTATTAAATATCCTTTAAATGAAAACTTAGGGGCTTTTGGTTGTGATCCTTACGATATATCAGGTACGGTAGATAAAAGAGGTTCAAAAGGATCTTTACATGGTCTTACAAAGTTTTCAATGACAGATACGCCACCTAATCATTTTTTTTTAGAATATATAGCTAGACCTCAAACAGCTGAAATATTTTTTGAAGATGTTCTTATGGCTTGTGTTTTTTATGGCATGCCAATACTTGCAGAAAATAATAAACCTAGACTTTTGTATCATTTTAAAAGAAGAGGTTATAGAGGTTTTTCAATGAACAGACCTGATAGAAAAAGAAACAAGCTTTCTGTAACTGAAAGAGAGTTAGGTGGTATACCTAATTCTAGTGAAGACATTAAACAAGCTCACGCAGCTGCTATTGAGTCTTATATAGAAGATTTTGTAGGTTTAAAAGAAACAGGATATGGTGATGTTTATTTTCAAAGAACACTTGAAGATTGGGCAAAATTTAATATAAACAATAGAACTAAGCATGATGCCTCTATTAGTTCTGGATTAGCTTTAATGGCTTGCAATAAACACAGATATGTGCCTAGTGCTCCTGTTAGTTTAAAAGCTGTTGATTTAGGAATAAAAAAATACGATAATAGAGGAAGTACATCAAAAATAATAAGTTAATGAATATATATACTAATACTAGAAGTGCATTTCCTAGCCAAGTAGTTAGTGACCAAGAGAAATCAAGTATTGAATACGGTAGACAAGTAGCACAAGCTATAGAAGGTGAATGGTTTTCTCAAGGCAGAACTACAGGTAATAGATATTTAACTAATTGGAATAACTTTAATCAATTAAGACTTTACGCTAGAGGTGAACAAAGTGTTCAAAAATATAAAGATGAGTTATCTATTAATGGTGATTTGTCTTATCTTAATTTAGACTGGACGCCTGTGCCTATTTTATCTAAGTTTGTAGATATAGTTGTAAATGGTATATCTCAAAAATCATACGATGTAAAGGCTTATGCTCAAGATCCAGAATCAGTTAGAAAAAGAACTGATTACGCTACAAAGTTATATGAAGATATGATATCTAAAGAATATCTTTTAAACTTAGAACAAACACTAGGTATTGACGCATATCAATCACCAAGTAAAGATGTAATACCTGAAAATCCTGATGATTTAGAACTGCACATGCAGTTAAGTTATAAGCAGTCTATAGAAATAGCTCAAGAAGAAGCTATATCTTCTGTTATGGCTAAAAATAAATATAATCTTACTAGAAGAAGATTAAACATGGATTTAGCAGTTATAGGAATAGCCGCTGTTAAAACAGATTTTAATACAGCTAATGGTGTTACTGTTGATTACGTTGATCCAGCATATATGGTTTATTCTTATACTGAAGATCCTAATTTTGAAGATATATACTATGTTGGTGAGGTTAAATCACTAACCATACCAGAGTTAAAAAAAGAATTTCCAGGTATACCAGAAGATGAATTAAAAATGATTCAAAATACTCCTGGTAATAAATCATACATAACTGGATACGGTAATTATGACAATAATACTGTTCAGGTTTTGTATTTTGATTACAAAACATATAATGATCAGGTTTTTAAAATAAAACAAACTGATCAAGGTTTATTAAAAGCTATTGAAAAACCAGATACTTTTAATCCACCAGAAAATGATAACTTTGAAAGAGTGTCAAGATCGATAGAAGTTTTATATAGTGGTGCTAAAGTATTAGGTACTAATATAATGTTAAACTGGGAATTGTCTAAAAACATGACAAGACCTATGTCTGATACTACTAAGGTAAAAATGAATTATGCTATTTGCGCGCCTAGAATATATAAAGGTAGAATAGAATCTTTAGTTAGTAGATGTACTGGTTTTGCTGATATGATTCAGTTAACACATTTAAAGCTACAACAGGTTATATCTCGCATGGTACCAGACGGTGTTTATTTAGATATGGACGGGTTAGCTGAGGTTGATCTTGGTAATGGTACTAATTACAATCCAGCTGAAGCATTAAACATGTATTTTCAAACTGGTTCTGTAGTTGGTAGATCACTTACACAAGATGGTGAAATGAATGCTGGTAAAGTTCCAGTTCAAGAATTACAAAGTGGAAGTGGTAATGCTAAAATAGCAAGTTTAATTCAAACATATCAATATTATTTACAAATGATACGTGATGTAACGGGATTAAACGAAGCTAGAGACGGTAGTCTTCCTGATCGTAATACATTAGTTGGATTACAAAAACTAGCAGCTAATGCTTCTAATACTGCAACTAAACATGTTTTACAGTCTAGTCTTTATTTGACGCTTAGAATATCAGAAAATATTGCTTTAAAAGTAGCTGATGCATTAGAGTTTCCTTTAACTAAAAATGCTTTACAAAATTCAATATCTACTTTTAATATAAAAACATTAGAAGAAATAGTTAATTTAAATCTTCATGATTTTGGTATATTTTTAGAACTAGAACCAGATGAAGAAGAACAAGCTCAATTAGAACAAAACATCCAAGCTGCTATACAACAAGGTGGTATTAATCTTGAAGATGCTATAGATTTAAGACAAATTAAAAATCTTAAATTAGCTAATCAAATGCTTAAAGTAAAGCGTAAAGCTAAGCAGAAACAAGACATGGAAATACAACAGTCTAACATACAAGCTCAAGCAGACGCTCAAGCTTCAACTGCTGAAAAAACAGCTATGGCTGAAGTTCAAAAACAAGAAGCAGTAAGCAACACTAAAGTTCAATTTGAACAATCTAAAAATCAAATGGAAATTGAGCGCATGCAAGTTCAAAACGAACTTGAAATGCAAAAAATGCAAAGAAGATTTGAGTTTGATATGCAGTTAAAGCAGATGGACATGCGAGCTGTTGGAGAAAAAGAAAAAATGATAGAAGACAGGAAAGACAAGCGTATTAAAATGGAGGGTACGCAGCAAAGTGAAATGATAACACAAAGAAATGTAGATGGACCTCCAATAGATTTTGAACAAGATGTAGACGTAGATATGAACGCGTTTGCTTAATTTTTATTTAATTATTTAATTATATTATATTATGTCAGAAGTAAAAACAAATGAACCTGTTAAACAGGAAGGTGACTTTAAATTAAAAACAAAGAAAACACCAAAAAAATTAACTGAAACAAAGGATAATGTTACAAAAGTAAATATAAATCCTAAAGAACCTTTAGTTGAAATTGAAAGCAACATAGCTAAAGTAGAAATTAAAAAAGAAAACGATGCCATTCAAATCGGAGAAACAAAGGAGGTATCTGTGGAAGAACCATCCGGAGATAGCGCAGAGATGGGAGAACCTATACAAGAGTCCAACGAGACTACTCAAGGGTTTTCTCCGATCCAAGAAGTAACAGAAGCTGAAGTTAAACA